AATGAAATGCAGAGGGGCGCAAAGCATGGGAATGTCAGGCAAGAATTTGGCGCGTAACAAGATGATGCCAGCCATCAATCGTTCGCCCATAAAGGCCATTGCTCGCTGATCATAACCAGTCAGGGTTTTAATTTCTTCCTCATTTTGCTCCCAAATCGGCCACAGGCAATCAAAGAAAAGATTCATGAAAGCTTTGTAATGCTTGAGCGGCCCGCGAATCATTGGCCCTCCATAGAAATGGGGCTGCTGCCAAATGGAAATCATTTCAGAAGCAGAAAATGGCAGCGTGCCACGCTCTGCTGCTTCCATTGTCATTTCAATTCCACGAAAGGAATGTCCTCCGCGAAACTGTGCAGCCAGCGAGCAGCCAAAGGTGCAAGTCTCTGTCACATACAGAACATTCTCGTCGGATGCCGCAATAGCCTCCTCGTCCCAGCACCTGCGGTATTGGGCATTGCCAATCAATGGAGACTCCACATTATTGAGCAGCCAGTAAATAGCTGTCAATTCTCCCCACCATGGATTCAGAGAAGAAATGTTGATGCCAGTGTCATCAAATAACCAGCCTTCGTCTCCTAGGCGCTTTCGGTCATGGTCTGAAATGCTGCTTGCATGAGCACACACTGGCACTAATGTTGCAGCAGATTCATAGCGAATGGGCAAATGCGGCATGCCCACCGCATAAATAGTCAGATCCTTAGGAAGCATACACTTGCCTCTGAGCCCATAGCTCGTTGTAATTGTTCACGCCCTTAGCGCCCACTCCCGTGAGGTCGCCGCCTCCTGATGGCTTGCTCCAGGCCATGATCGTGCCGTCAGGAAGAACAAAAGCACGGTTCTTTTGCTCATGGGTGGGAGTCAGTTCCAAATAGTCGCCATAGACGAAATTAGGATTGCCTCCGTTTGCTGCCAATGCCTGTCCTAATAGTGTCGGACCAGTGGGGCACAGTGGAGTGATGCCATAGTACTTCTCGCGACAATTGTTCACGATCATTTCAATGGCAGTGGTCAGTGCGATATTGTCTGGCTTGGAATACAGCACGGTAGTAGCGCACGCCCAACTGGTGTAACTAAAACGTTGAATATCGCGGAAGGCCAGCCATTCAATGCGGTCACCCACGTCCACTGGATTGACCATCCTCACGGCAATGTCCAGATACCAGCCGCCAAGCTTATTTAAAAGACAAAAGCGACCAAGATCAGCCTTGTAAGAATAAGGACGGAGAGAATCGTAAGCCCAAAGGACATCAGCGTCGTAGTTATTAGCAATAAATTGGCGAAGACTGTCCTTGTTGTAGATGGTGTGATTGTCGTTTGAAAAGGCATTTTGAACCGTGCTAGTGGCGTACTTTAAAAACGGAGACAGTTCCTGGTCTTCGCTGTCAGACAGAAAGATTTGTGAGATTTCCATGGTCAGTCAATACGGGCGGGAGCGCCAAAGCCCTTGAAGCTTACAACGTCTTTTTGGTTTAATGTTTTCTCAATGATTTTGACCATTTGCTTCTGCACGTGGGGCCAGGTGAAGGCTTTTTCGTGGATGCGATGGAAGCACCAGTTGCCAGCTTGCGCGAGGCTTTCAGGAGAATGGTAATAAGCATCCAGGATGGCGGCAAGGCTGCTGGGAGACGGCTGCCCCCTTTCTAGGCCATAGTTCCTGTCAGTCTCCCAGCTCTCCACTTCAATGCGGCTCACTCCATCAAAAATCTCCCTGAGGCTCGTATGGTCTGGCACCACTTGAGCCACGCCAGTGGCAGCATGTTCCGTATTGACGAGGCCCCAGCCCTCGCCCAAGCAGGTGTTAACGCCCACGTCTACAGCGTTATACACTTGATTCAACTGCTCAATGGAAAGACAGTTGTGGGTGGCGAAGTTCGGACTCGTCAGGATTAGCTTGCCAGTGCCGTCGTAGTCGTAGTCCCTAGCAACACGCTTAAACAGAGGCACAATATCCCAGCCCATGTCCTTCTGTCCCATATTGAGCCATAGACGAGCATCAGGCTTGTCTCTTGCAAATTCAATGAAGCCTTTAATAGTCAGGTCAATGCGCTTGCGGGGCTGGTTCCTGTTGCCATTGAACACCACGAAAATATCTTCTGGCACGCCAAGGGCCTGACGGCATTCTGACTTGATTAAAGGATGAAACTTGGTAAAGTCTGTGCCATGCCCCACTACGTGAATGGGTTTGTCATAGCCAGTCTTCCTAATTTCTTCTTTGGCAAATTCCGTATAGGTGATTAGGGTATCCCACTTCAGCATTGGCTCCAGCAGTTCTGGGAACAGGCCATAGGAATCAATGGGGGTGTAAGTCACCCACTTAAAGCCCATGCTCTCTTTCAGCTCCTGAACGGTTTCAAAGAGCTGAATGGCCACCCAAATGTCATTAATAACGAAGACAATATCTGGCTGGATTTGGGCAACTAGCTCGCGCATGCGGTGGGAGCCGAACGGATCGGAGCCGTAAGCCATTGCAGGATACATCTTGCAATGCTGCTGCATTTCGTTGGGGTCGCCGTGCCAGTTAACGGCCAGAGCATGCACTTCGTGCTCTTTCGCCAGTGCAGGAATGAGGTATTCAGCAACGCGACCAAAGCCCGTTTGGACTCCTACGTCTCCGCAATAAAGGATTTTTGCCACATCAAGCAAGAAACTCGCTAGATGCTAAGGCGTAAATTACACGCTGACACTAGGAAACTGCTGCCGCAAATATTCAACGCGACACTTGCAACGAGAGCGACATGCGCAGCGCTGGCCAGGCATTGGAAGGGCTCCAATGGGAACAGTGCCACGACCTGCATAGCTAAGACAGTCTTGGCAGTGCATTGCCTGTGCGTCCAGGATGCGACGCATCAAGCTATAGCCTTCTTTCTCTCTCCGAATCGTGGTTCCTTCCCAGTAAGAGCCACGAACACTTTCAGCGTATAAGCCGATACGAGCAAGAGCCATGGGACCAGAAACGCGGCCCCCCAGAAGATCAGAAGCAAAGTTCTGAAGATAAGCGTATTCCGAACGAAGTCTTTGACCAATGCGCCCATAGTCAGACTGAGAAAGAGCTTGCTTGCCGCCTACTCCCACCATTGCGGCCTGGATGTGAGCAGGCTTAAGGGCTTCGCGAACGCTGCCCTGCCACTGATCAATAGTAATGTCGCCATTGACGAGGCGCCTGGTGAAGTCTTGCAATTGGCTGTTGAGCTTCTTGATGCGCCCATCTACCAGTGCTTCCACTGCGGCTTTGCTCAGGAAGCGACCATTCTTGCCCCTATAGCGCCCACTAATGGGGTCGTAGGACCAGTCGCCGTCCATCCTGGTGGATAGGATGGCACTAGCGAACGAGGAGAGGTTATCAAGACTCAACATTCTCAGACTCCAGAATGTCCTTGAAGCGCTCAGGGGCCGTTTCCTTCCATTGATTTAGGGCAGCGTCAATATCATCAGGAGAGATGAAGGAAGCTTCTTCGTAGTCGCCCAGGATTAAGCCCTCTACCTTCACTGGCTCAATGCCATCCTTCTTGAAATAGGCAGCAGTGGTTTTCTTGCCCTCAAACGCTCCTTCCATTGAACCGTGCTTGCGCTTGTACAGTTCCTTGTATTTACGGGAGACATAAGCGCCCGCCACGGCACTAGGCCACACCTTGAACTTCGCTTTTGCTGCTGCCACTGCCTGCTGGTGGAGTTCTTTGTCTTTGAATTCAGCGTCTTCCTTCTCTTCCTCCAGATCGCCCTCCAGGAATAGTCCTGCTGAATCTTGCACTTCCCTGCTTCCGTCCATTGGCAAAGTGCCATTCTCCTCATTCATGGGGTCGCGCCCGCCAGGAGCCACTTTCATTTCGCCGCCAGGCTGCGGCAGTTCACGGGGGAGCGATGGATCAAGAGTAAGTTCCATTGACCACTCAGAGCCTCCGTAACGGGCATCTGCCACTTCTTTCGGGTGGAGCACGCCAAGTTGGATGTAACGGCCATCCACTGCCGCCACGCGAGCCCTCACGTCAGCTTTCTCCCTTTCGTTCAGCTCAAACAGATCATTGAAATGGATGCGCCAGGATTCAGGCACTCGCCCGTTGGTAGGGCCGTCTTTGCTTAGAAGGATCAGCTCCATGAGATGCTTAATGGGACGCTTAAAGCGAGATGATTGATAGTCACCCAGCATCTTGGCGAAGTCACGCTCCTCGCTTCGACCAGTGGAGCCCAGCCCACTAGGGCTTTCCCCGAAAAGAATGGTGTGGGGAATCTGAGAAGCGCCAATAATGTCAATACGGAGTTTCTCAAGGATTTCTCCCACTCCGCCAAAGTTGCGGCTGATAAACTCCAGCTCTTCCTTCTCAGCATCAATGGCGTAGCCACGGTAGATGCTCTTGCTCATATCATTCAGGACCAAGCGGTCCCGCACATCTTTCTCCTTGCCAGCAGCCAGCATCGTGGACAAGCCGCGAAGCTTATGCACAAAGATGTCAAACTCAGTGAGAAGCGTTGCAGCAGAGCTAATGCCCGTGGAATAGAAGCGGAAGCTGTCATACACGCTCTGCAGACTGCTCATTCCCCATCCATAGTTCCGCTGCCTAACCCTGTAGGGAAGCCACTCCCCATCAAACCTCAGGATCCTGTCCTTATGGATGTAGGTGAGCTGAGGCTGGCGGATGAGGTCGCCAGAAATAATCTGATAGTACGTTGCCTTAGAGTAGTCGTAGAGGCTTTCTTCGCTGATTACTGGGGCAATCTGCCAGCGGTCAAGCACTTCCATGCCTTCAATGCTGCGAATGTTCCGCCGATCTACTGGCTGATCCGCAGGGCGACCATCATCAATGTAAAGAAGGATGACGGCGCCGCCGAAAAGACGGGCATTCTTACAAGCAAGACCAAGGTTCTCAAGGATGTATAAGTCTTCAATCACTTGCTCAATGCCTGCCACTTCCTTGGCAGCAGCACCCTCTCCGCCAAACAACACTTTGAAGCCCTTCCTGGTGGCCTGCTCAGCCACAATGTCCACGATGCGCTTGGGAATCCACTCCGAATAGAGGTTTTCAAGCTCTTCTTGGGTAAGGAAGACGATGGGTTGGGCGGAAGTGAACTGGCTCTTGTCACGGCGAGTGCCCATTCCCGTGAGGGCATTCACCAGGCCATCTACACGCAGTGCTTCATTGCCGTTATGGCCAAGATTGACGACTTCTTCCGACATTTTTCCATATTATGTGTTGCATCAATGCTAACAAGTGGCTACAGTGGCCACGATGTCCATTTCATTATGCCCACTCCCATTGAATTTGTCTTCACTGATGAAGAGCGTCAACAAGCAGTGGATGAAGGAATGAGGCGCCAAGGCTTTAATGAAAGCAAAGGCTTGCGCGGGCGCAATGGCGGGGCCTGGAAAGGAAACAAGGCTCTGGACATTCACCTGCTAGGTGCTGCTGGAGAAATGGCAGTGGCCTCCTACTTAGGCATGAAGCCATTGCTTTATCAGGAGACTGAAGCTAAGCGCGGCTCCGACGATTTGCCCGGCATTGA